GGTACCGGCGGTGGCGGCTTCGAACCAGCCAGAAGCCCCGAAACGAGGTTGACAGGTTGACACGCATCGATTCGGACCGCACTACGAGCGGTCGCAACGCCGTTTTAACTGGTTCCAGGTTGACAGAATGGTTGACAGCGGCGACGGGGGCGACAGCGACAGAACCCGCATCAATCCCGGGCCCGATTGAGGTCCAACAGGAGAGGCAATGAAACTCAACGACAAATGCTGGCGGTTGAATCAGCACAGCGGCATTCGTGAGACGACTGTCGCGGACGCGACGCGTGGCGACTCGACGAATCTGGAGTTCTTCACCACCGAGGCCGAGGCGTGGAAAGCGGAGGCCGACCGCTGCGGGAAAGATGCCTACAGATACGAGGAGGAGGCGCTCCGGGCTCGTGACCGCCAGGCCCAGGCGCTCAAGAACGCGGGGGAGAAGCGCCCGACGCCATGATCGACGCGATGAAGGCGGCGGCTCACCTGCTCCTCGCCCTGTCGCTCGTCCTCGCGACCGCCTTGGGTATCGTCGGCGCCTTCGCTCCGGGATCGGGCGTCCGCTGGTGGCATCGGCTCGTGAGCTTCGGCATCGGCTTCATGGCGCTGTCGCTGATCTTCAGGAGCTGCGGCCGGTAGGCCTCCCATGCGCGCAGCCCTCCTGCTCACCGTCTTCGTCTTCACCGCGCCCTTCCACCCGGCGAAGCACGTCTACGACAGCTGGGGGCGTGAGATCCCGAACACGCGCGGGACTCCCGATCTTGCCCTCTACCTCCGCAACCCGATGACGGTGGAGGTCTGGTTCGATGAGCGACAGCACACCATCACTCCGATCTGGGGCATCTGGAACGTCGAGTGCCAGCCGCGCATCGTCCAGGCCTTCGTGGGCATCTGGCCGGGTGAGTACGTCGTCTACGACGACGGATGGAAGTGCATGTTCGGAACGCTCTGGGTCGTGACCGTCAGCCCGACCGGAGCGCGTTCGGCCCCTTCGAACCTCAGCCCGGCCCGCCTGGTCTACTTCCCATGAAACGAATCGTGACTGCCCGCCGGCGCCGGATGGACCGTGCCGCAGCTCGAGCGCGATACGCGAAGAAGATCGGGCGGCCGCTCAAGGCAGCCGGCCGGCAGCGAGGTCCCGCCCGCGATCCGCTCGCCGCGAATTACTCGCTCGAGGAGCGGACCGCCATCGAGGCGCGCATCGCCGCGGCGGAGCTCGTCATGGACGACATCAGGAGGGCTGGATGACACGAACCCGATGGTGCTTCCCGATTTTGGCCGCGGTTCTGATCGGGTCAGCGGCAAACGCGCAATCGAGCGTCGGTCCCGGTTCGCGCGGCCGCGACTCAATCTTCACCGTATTGGGCAGCGACTCAATCACCACCCTGCGCGGCCGCAGCTTCGACTTCTGGAGCTACAACCCGGCCGTCGCGCTCATCCGAACCAAGACGCATGGGCGCCAGCTGTTCTTTCCGATCGGCTACCCAGACCCGGGGCATTGCGGACTCGCCTTCGGCAGTCCGGATAGCGACAGCGTTTTCACCGTATGCACGTGCTGGGATTCAACGCTGCGGATCGTGCGCCGCGAGAATCTCAGGGACCACGAACGGAGGCTGCGCCTCCGAATGCTGATGGCGACCAGGCCCCCCCGGAAGCCCACGTTCTCAGACTCGCTCGCGATGCTGCTCAACAGGATCTTCGAAGCGCTCAGCGACACCAGCTGGACGAAGAAGTAGGCGCGCGCGCCGCCCGGGCGGTTCCAGGAAGGACGCGCTTCACCCCGGGCGGCCGTCGCGCGAACTCACCGACCACGTCGCAGCACCATCGAGTGCACCTTGCTCCACAGGACAGGAGAACATGGCCCGCGGATCGAATCGCCAGGGGCGCAGGGACAGCCTCGGCGGTCTGACGCAGGCCGCCTACGCTCGCAAGCGGGGCGTATCGCGCGAGGCGATCCGCAAGGCAATCGAGGCCGGCCGAATTCCCACCCTCAAGAGCGGCCGCATCGACCCGAAGAAGGCCGACGCCGCGCTCCTGCACAACACCGATCCCTCGCGCTCCGCCCGCGCCGGCGTCCACCTGCGCCGGCGCCCGGGCAAGCGCGGCCCGGTCCCCGCGCTCCCCGGCGCGCTGCCGAAGTTCGCCGAGAGCCGTGCCCGGCGTGAGCACTACCTGGCCGAGCTCGCCCAGCTCGAGTTCGAGGAGCGGCTCCTGCAGCGTCTGCCGGCCGACGGCGTCCGCCAGGGGGCGTTCAACGCCGGGCGCCGGGTCCGAGACCAGCTGCTGGCCGTGCCCGACCGCGTCGCCAAGGCGGTGGTCGGCATGACCGACCAGGCGGGCATCCGGGGGATCATCCACGGCGAGCTGCGCCGCGTCTGCGACGAGCTGGGCGCCCCGATGCCGGAGGAACCAACGGCCCCGCCGGCCGACAGCTCCCCGCCGGCGGCCGCGGAGCCGACGCCATGATCCTGGTCGGCGGCGTGCGTCCGCGTGCGGTCCTGTGGCGAGGTGGCCGTGCCGCGGAGCTTGTCTCCGATCGGTCCCGGACGGAGCTCCAGGGCTTCGCCCAGCAGCTGGGGATCCCGCTGGCCGAGCTCGACGCCATCCCCGGGGATCAGCCGCCCGCGCTGCTGGTCGGGCCCAGGCAGCGCCTGAAGGCGCTCCGCGCCGGCGCCACCGCCGCCACCCCCGGGCAGCTGGTCGAGGCGCGGGCGCGCTGGCGAGCCGTCATGCTCGAATGGAAGCGCGCCTACCGCGCCTGGCTGGCCACCCAGCCCCCGCGGGGACCCGCCCCGGGGCCCACCGAGTGACCGCCATCGCGCCGGCGGAGCTCGATCGCGCCGCCCGCAATTACGAGGACGCCTTCGCGGAGGGCATCCGCCCGGACCCCATCTCGACCGTCAGCGAGTGGGCCGACGCCAACCGCTACCTCGGGCCGGATAGCGGATCCGTCGAGCCCGGCCTCTGGCGAACCTCCCGAACGCCCTACCTGCGCGAGATCATGGACATGCTCGGGCCCTCGAGCGCGATCCAGCGGGTGGTATTCATGAAGGCCGCGCGCGTCGGAGCGACCGAGGCCGGCAACAACTGGATCGGGTTCATCATGGACCGCGCCCCGGGCCCGGTGCTGATGGTCTGCCCGACCGACGCCGACGCCGGCATCGCCTCGAAGGAGCGCATCGCGCCGATGATCCGCAGCACGCCGGCGCTGCGGAACCGCGTCGCCGACAACCGCTCGCGCGACGGCACCAACACCATCCTCATGAAGGAGTTCACCGGCGGCCGCCTCGCGATCACCGGCGCGAACTCCGCGCGCGGCCTCGGCAGCCGCACGTTCCGCTACCTGTTCCCCGACGAGATCGATCGCTACCCGGAGGACGTCGACGGGGAAGGCGATCCCCTGAAGCTCGCCGAGGTCCGCACCACGACCTATGAGTACACGCGCAAGATCTTCGAGATATCGAGCCCCACCAAGAAGGGCCGCTCGCGGATCGAGAAGGAATTCAAGAAGACCGACCAGCGCCGCTACTTCGTGCCGTGCCCCTGGTGCGGGCACATGGACTACATCACCTGGGACGGCAAGGACTGGCTCGGAGGCCTGACCGGCCTGCACCACCGGATCAACTGGGACGAAGGCCAGCCGGAGACAGCGCACCTGCTCTGCTCAGGCTGCAGCAAGCGCGTCGACGAGCGCTGGAAGCAGGAGATGCTCGAGAAGGGGGAGTGGCGCGCGACCGCCGAGCCCCAGCGCCAGGACATGCCCACGGTCGGCTACCACATCAGCGCCCTCTACTCGCCGTGGCAGTCGTGGTCGAGCGTCGCCGGCGAGTTCTACGTGGCCAAGGACGATCCGCCGCTGTTCCAGGTCTGGGTCAACACGCGCCTCGGCGAAACGTGGGAGGACCGCGACGAGGCCGTCGACGTCGACGTCCTGCTCGGGCGGCGCGAGCGCTTCGCCGCACAGGTCCCCGCCGGCGTCGGGATTCTGGTCGCCTCGATCGACAACCAGGCCACGTGGCTCGAGGTGAAGGTGAAGGGCTACGGCGCCGGCGAGGAGTCCTGGCTGATCGACTGGACCCGGATCGAGGGCGATCCGCTGCTCGAGAAGTCCTGGCTCGACGTCGACAAGTTCCTGCGGACCGAGTTCATCCACGCAAGCGGCCGCGTCATGCACATCGAGTGTGTCACCGTCGATGCCGGCGGCAAGAGCGGCGTGAGCGATCGCGTCTACCAGTTCTGCCGCGCCCGCGAAGCGCGCCGGCTCCCGGGCGGCGCCGTCCAGTACGTCTACGCGGTGCGTGGTGGTCAGACCACCGATGAGCCGATCGTCGGCCGGCCGACCAACAGCAACGCCTACCGCGCGAAGCTGTTCACACTCTGCGTCGATACTGCCAAGGCGAAGATCTACTCGCGGCTCAGGATCCCGGCCGCGGGCCCTGGCTATATGCACCTGCCCGAGTGGACGGATACTGAGTACCTCGAGCAGCTGACGGCCGAGAAGGTGCAGTGGAAGTCCAAGCCCCGCGGCGGCCGCGTGCGCACCTGGAAGCAGACCCGCGCGCGCAACGAGGCGCTCGATCTCGAGGTCTACTGCCTCGCAGCGCTCTACATCCTCGGGCCGAGCGTGATCCGCAACCTGCCGGCGAGGGCCGCGGCGTTCGCCAAGCCGCCCGAGGGGACGCCGCCGGCGCCGCCCGAGAAGCAGCCCCCGCAGAAGCGGGCCCTCACCGGCGCCCCGAAGGGCGGCTGGATGAGCCGGGTGAAGAAGTAGGCGGGGATCAGCCGCTCTTAATGCGGTCAATTGAACACAAGTGCAGTGGGACCCGCATGAATTGCGGCTGAAACAAAGCAACTTTCTCGGCTAGTCTGATACGATGTTCCCGTCGCTAAAGGCGAAGCAGCTACTGGCCGTTCTAAAGAGACAACCGCTCAGCTACTCCATCGAGCGCCAATCTGGATCCCACCGAACCCTAGTCTCAGCGACGGGTTACCCGAGGCTCTTGTTCTCCTGGCACGATGGAGCGAACATCCCCCGCGGCGCAGTTAAGAAGATCCTGACGACCGACGTAGGCTTGAGCGAATCAGAAGC